AACAACTGAAACATGAATGTGTAAAAAATGGAAATAGAATTCACAAATTTTCAGCTTGGACTAAACGAAAATTTGGGACGCTTATTATATATAGACCTACTAGTTATGGATATGGTATATCACTCCCATGTGTCATGTGTCGCAAAATGATCGAAAAATATGATTTACGATGGAAAGCACACGATGGAAGACATTGGATTGATAGTCAACAAACAGATAAGTTGCCTAAATCTCAACCAACTAATAAACAAAAAAGACTGTTAAAATTTAGTGAAAGTAGTTAAAATAAATATAAAATTTAATATTCTTCTATTATTTTTTTAAACCCAGGACCCAAACCCCAATATCCTTGAGTATTTCCTGTTGTATAACAACCATATATACCCATGGCGTAACCCTCGCACCCTGTGTCATCCGAACATATATCGTTACATTGTTGTTCTTGTGACCTATATGCTGTCGTAAATGTTGTATGATTTTGATAAAGATAATCACTAGTCAATTTGTCAACACTCTCGTATGTGTACCTGTTGGTCATAATACGCATTCGAGCCTTTTCTTGTTCATTAATATTTTTACAATAAATTGTAAAAATACTAAAATTCGTTATATACAATTTCTTTGTATCGCATTACAGCTTTATTGTCTCCATCACCGTGATATGTAAAACAATCACCGCTCACTGCTGAGTAACCTTTACAACTTCCGTCGCCTAAACAGCCTGTGAAGTATCCACACGCACTCTCGTTATAATACCCACCATAACGTGCGGAGTCGTAATTAATTTCCTTATAGCCACTAGCTATTTCATATCTTGCAGTACTGTTGTCTAAAATACGCATATGAGCCTTTTCTTGTTCAGTAATATTTTCAAAACGAATAAATTCGGCTGGTTCATTTGCCGATGATTTATATAGTAATAAGTCATCTGTAGTTTTGCCATTCATTATAAGTTTAAGTTCTGTACCATCCTGCATAGTCATTGAAATTCTATACAATGGCGTTGCAGACTCATAAACATCAACCCAACTAATTTCCCCCGTGGTACCAACACTCAAATATTGATTTTCCTTTCTGATCACAAAAGCGTCATCGCTACCCGTTACAAATTCTAGCGGACTCTCGTCAAATAAAAAAACATCCAATTTGTTCTTTATCTTATATTTCAATCTTTCACCCGAAATCTCAGATATAAATCCGGTTCCATCTTCAAATGTCGGACTAAATGCCAAAGATTGACCGTCAAGTTCGTCAAAATTTTGTTGTACGTGTTCTGCTGTGATGTTTTGTATTAAAGTCTTACCTATGAGATCAAACCACAGTTCACCACTATCACCCATTGAGTAGTACATATTTAATTTATGAATACCTACATTCGTTGTATTTCTTTCAATCATAAACGAAATAGATAACCCATCTCTGTTATTATTAAAGTAACCATTTTCAAAATCTGCAGCCCTGGTTAATATTTTTGTTTCTTCAATAGAATTATTGAATGTGCGAGTAAACTTCAAACGCCGGACATTATCAAAACCACTCTCATTTGACCATATGATAGACAAATCTATAGGGTCAGTCAGTGTAGAGTCACTCATTTTATATTATATAAACATTTTTATTATAATTTGTTTTACGATAAAAATGTGGTCATTATAATTGAACTAATGTGTATGAGATATTAGTAAGGTCGTCAAAATTAGTAGGGAACTGTATAAATCCGACACCATTGTCGTCATATTTCATTACTTTACCAACTATATTTCCAGACATATCTGTCATTTCTGATTCTGTGGATATAAAGTTACCCAATTCACTCTCAATTTTATAAAGTACTGTGGCATCATTGAATTCGGGTGTAAAAATTACACTCCCATCGCTCTGGAGTTGTACATATTGTTGTGTATCCGTCCGGAGAATGGTTATACCACTTCCCTTGTTAAGAAATGATACGGGTATATTTTCACCAAAAACATTTTGACCATTTATTTTCAATTGATATACAAATGACTCGGATGTAATATTCAAACGAGCAATATCAGGGGGGGCTAATTCAAAGGTCTTTCTTTCAATATCTTGAAAAGATGAAGTTATATCGTCTGGTGTAACCGCCACTGGAATAACCTGACCCTCTGGTAACAATGATTTCCATAATGTTGGATCATCGATATCTTGGTTTATTAATGTGTAATACATTGCGATCGTGTGTTGCCCGACTTCATTGGTTGTGCGTTCTATTTCATAGCTTGTGCTTAAACCAGTTTGACCATTCACAAAATAAGTTGAATTTTCACTTCGGTTATATTTATTTATTTCTTGATTACCACCTGGGGATGTCTTCACAAATATTAAACCACCGACAAACGTAAAACCAGCTGGGCTATTATCCCAATTAAGTGTAATTTCTAAAGGCCTGTCCAACTCACTCATTTATATACATTAATATTTTATTATTCCGCATTACCCATCGTTACACCCGTAACTGTAATAGTTGGTGTAGACGACGAGTCGCTTGTCGATGGTGATGGCGATTTGTCACCGAGTATGGAATCGAAGTAACCCTTCTGATAAGCAAAATAACCACCACCAATAGCAACCATCAATAACAAGAGGATTAAAATAGGATTCATTTTTATATAAGGTAATATTTTAATTTTACATTTTGTGTTCTGTACAATATGTAAAATTAATTATACTCATTCGGGGGATTGAACCCCGGACCTCAAGCTTACAAGGCTCGCGCTCTACCATCTGAGCTAAATGAGCGTATTATCTCCATCTCGGGGTTTCGATCCCCGCACTCCACGGTTAACAGCCGTGTGCTCTTCCAAATGAGCTAAGACGGAATTTATTCCAACCTACTGGATTTGAACCAGTGACCCATGGAGGATCATATTTTAGCAATTACGTGTGCTACAATCCATTGCTCTTCCACCTGAGCTAAGGCTGGTTTGAAACTTCTGTGTAAAGTACCCATTACACCACAGAGGCTTCATCAATATTAGTATCTTTCTCTTTAAGCTCGTTTACATACTTAAACCTACAAAGTATCAATGAAAATATTCCAGCTGAAATATTTGTGATTGTCATTGGTATTACATTATATTGTACGGAATATACGAGAGCCAGTACACTTGCGATGAGATTTAAATATAAGAACCAATAATTTATTGCTTTGGCGTCTCTTAGTTTATATACATGAACTACCTCTGGTACAAACATAATACATATTAAAATTGAACTCAGTATACCACACACGTCGAATATATTCATACTTACTTTGTAATAATTTCTAATGTTTAAGTAAGATGTTGGTGTGGTTGATAATATTTGTTCTTATGCTTATGTTTATCAACAGGCCACCTGTTACATCTGATACAGTCTGGACATATTGGCATTCACCATTACAGCCCAAAGTTATTCGCAAGTGTATTGACAATTGGGAACATGTTGGTAAATGTAAAGACATACGTGTATTAAATGATGTGAGTGTTTATAGATGGATCCCATTTTTTGAAATGATTAAAATAAATTCAATAACTTCACATAAGGCGAACAAATCGGATTTGATACGTTTATATCTTATAAAAACATATGGTGGAACATGGATGGATGCATCTATAATACTCACACAAAAGCTCCATACATGGTTGCCAGAAGAACGTGTTTTTTGTTACAAAGCTGATAGATTCTCAAAAGAAAATATTACATGCTTAGAAAATTTCTTCATAAAAGCACCACCAAATCACCCGTTTATAAATGAATGGTATGAAATGTGTAAGGGTGATTTTGAAGATAAAAACTACAAAGAAAATAATGAAACTTATAGAAATATCATTGGTAAGAATGGTGATTATCTAGTTCCGTATGTTTCTTCAATGAAAATAGATTTGAGTAAATATAATGACATAGTTTTAGAAAGTTCGGAAAAGGGTCCATATAGAGATACCATTGAACATGGTTGGGATAATCCTGAAAAGATATGTAAAAATATTTCATACTCTTATAGAGTTGTCAAATTGTGGAACAAACTTAGAAATTATATAAATCCTGACGACATACCTATGATAGAAAAAACTACTAAAATACCCAAAGTATTATTTCAAACATATGGCGATAAAAATAAAATACCTAAAAAAGTACACAACAATATCAATGAATTTGCAAAAGATTACAAATATGAATTATTTGATGATAATGATTGTTATGATTTTATTCTTACAAATTATGACAAAAAAACAGCAGACAAATTTAAAACACTAAAAACACCCGCACATAAAGCCGACTTATTTAGATACTGTTATATTTATAAAAATGGTGGTATTTATATGGATATAAAAACCGAACTTATAAAACCACTCGATACAGTGTTTACGGACAATAATAATTTATATACCGTTTTAAGTATACAAAGGGGTACAATATATAATGGTATAATAGCATCCGGACCGGGTAGAAGTATTTTTTTGGATCTTATTAAATTTATGGTAGATGGTCCGGATGTACCACATTATTTGAGTAACTGCGCTGAATTTTATAACCTTCTTTTAGAATCGTATGATACAAGTTTACAACCCGGTATAAATGAAAACAATCTTTATCTTTTTGATGAGGTTTGTGTCACTGATACGAATAAAATAAGACACGGATTAAAAGATACATCTATCGAATACGAATATGTAAATATATGTCATGATGGTCTAGACAGATACAACAAATGTTGTCATATATACGATAAAGGTAAAGCCATATTGAAGAGTCGATACTCAGACTTTCCTTGGAAATAGTAATTCTTTTCATATCTAGAATTAATCATATTCTACATATGTAAGTGATGTGTAATTAAAATATATAAGGGTGTTCACGACGTTCCTCCTTAGTTCTCAAAAGTTGTGTTATACCCAAAAACAAAAGAGAAACGAACACCATGTCTTCAATGTCTCTCACAGCTGCATAAGACACAAGCATCAATGTAAAAAATTTAAACCATTTTTGGTCCAAAAGGTTTTCCAGTCTCTTTGGTGTTTTTGTTATACCAGAAGTACCAAAAACAGAATGAAACATTATTATAACACCATATATAATGGGGCTTTCTATATATTTACTAAATGTTGGAAAATAGTTATAACTTCCGTGTAAAGTGAGACCCATCAAAGACAAAATGGATATTAAAATAAGACTGACATTGTTCTGAAGAAACATTTATAATATACAAAGAAAATGATCCAAATGGGGTTCGAACCCATGACCCCGGCGTTGCATGTATGTATTTTACTACATTCGAATATACATGATGTATAAGCACCGTGCTCTAACCAACTGAGCTATAGGATCCTATATTATATTATAGGTTATTCTTTAAGTTAATTATGCAATTCTAAGAAAATCTTCAAACTTAACAATGTTAGTCGCACCCTTAATAAAATTTCGATTTGTTTGGGCGTAATTAAATGCTTCCTGTGATACACGTTCAGCTAATATAGTGTCATATACACATGCTTTTGAATCACGGATAAGATACCCGGGTGTAATCACTTTAGTTTCTACCGAAAGTTTTGAAAGTATGTGTTTATAATCACACATTTCCGATACAATAACAACAGCATATCCTCTGTTCGAAAAACTACATTCAATAGAGGATACATGATCCCCGTGTGTATCTGGTAATATAATATTTGTAATTTTAGAGTTACGTGCAAAACCAGCGTGTGTAACTAGATCGTTATTACTTCTCCCGGGAACTTCCAAAAAAACAACAGAACTAGAAGAAGTAGCTTCTATGTAAGCACAGTCAATATATTTTGCAAGTTCTTGAACTGCAGTTTGAAAACCAATTGATTCGAGACCCGGTATGTCATTGAATACAGTCTTAGCTATACCTATTATATTTGTGGTTATCCTATCATCTAATGCGAGATCTCTTGCAGATTTCATAGATTCATTCCCACAAATACAGTACAGTCTTTCAAAATCTTTTAGATTTTTAGTAGCAGAATAAAGATCAACAAAATCATACGAAGTTTTTAAAAGTGTTCCTGGACCTTCGTTAATGTGTTTTTGATCAAAATAACATTTTGTGTTACTATTAAGACCCCGGAAACCATCACTAAAACCATGGACCAAATTTCCGCAATTTCTTTCACGTAATGTGATCGAACGAATTATGGTATTAACCCCGGGACATACACCACCAGCAGTGAGAATACCAACGTTCATATATTATATTTACAATTTTGTTTTTAATTAATTATTTCTAAGATAATGATATATGTACCTAGAGATCATCACATACGCAAATAAGTCTATGGGTATGTTTGAAGAACTTGTGAAAAATGAATTTGGTGTTAAAATAACAGTTCTTGGTTGGGGAACGGAGTGGAATGGCTTTGGTGACAAATACAAAGCAATGTCTAAACATTTAGAAAATAAAAATGACGAAGATGTTGTTGTTTTTTTAGATGGTTTTGATACCAAAATAAATAAAGATCCCCAAAATATTATCGAAATTTTCGAAGAAATGGATTGTAAAGTTTTGGTATCTAAACACCCAACACCACTTGGATCAATTTCGAGACAACTATTCGGAACTTGTAAAAACAATAGTATAGCTAATTCTGGTCTTTACATGGGGTATGTAAAATACGTAAAACAATTTATAGATGATGCATTAAAAATGAAATGTGAAGATGACCAGACAAATCTAAATTCATTATGTCATAAATATAATTTTATAAAAGTTGATGAAGATGAAAAAATATTTAAAAATATTTCACTGGTCAATAAAGATAAAAAAGTTGAGTCTTTATTTGTGTCATATCCAGGAACATTATCTATGAGTCGTATAAAAAGATCTGTATTTGAATATACACAATTTCTTTATCTATATATTTGTGGTATATTAATAATAACATTGGCAGTCTTTCCAAAATACACTAAAATAACTTTACCATTTTTATTGGGGTTTATTATATTTTATGCGACACTTGCCGATAAATCGTGTACATCGGAAACAGTGGATACCGTCAGATAGATGTAATAGTCTTCGTAATTATTTCTAAGATAATACTATACAATGTTTGAAATTGTGACATACGCAAACAAATCTCAGGGTATGTTTGAAGAACTCGTCGATAATCCGTTTGGTATACCAGTCAAAGTTTTAGGTTGGGGTAGAAAATGGAATGGTTATTCCGATAAATCCAAAGGACTTTTAGAATACATGAAAACAAAAAATGACGAAGATATTATTGTGTTTGTAGATGGTTTTGATACAAAAATAAATAAAAGTCCGGAAAATGTTATACAACTTTTCAAAGAATGCAAATGTAGAGTTCTTATGTCAAAAGATCCAGAGAACTTTTCAGATATTGGTCGTTCTTTAATTTTTGGGCAATGTACCGAGAAGAGTATGGCCAATGCCGGTATGTATATGGGTTATGTGAAAGAACTAACCATTATGTTGCAAGACGAAGCTGATATGAAATGTTTAGATGACCAAATTAATCTCAATGCTTTGTGCAAAAAACATAATTTCATATCCGTCGATGAAGATGAAAGAATTTTCAAAAACTTTGGACCATTAGACAAAAAACAAGATTCTGATGCCATCTTCGTGTCTTACCCGGGTTCTCCTGGGTTTGATCGATACACACGAGCCATAGTTGAATACACACAATTCTTGTATATATATATATTGTGTCTACTCATTTTGGGTTTGGCTTTTTTCCCACAAAGACAGTATGTAATACTGCCTATATTAATTCTATTTATAACCTTCTATGCTTTGGTCGCCGACAAATCCTGTACTTCATAAACTATGGACGTTAACTAATTCCATATTAGAACCATCTAGACTCTTTCTATTTTTCAATACAGCAGCAACACTATGTATCCATTTTTTTACACTTTCGTGTTTTCTAGACACTACAGAATTATCGTCAGGTATAATATTCAAACCGTTACAAACGTCTGGTTTATTATCTTTGTCAGGAAATTCTTTATTAAATGCATGTATGCTATCTGACGGAATATCAGGTGCTTCATCTAATAACCTATCATATTCATCTCTTGAATTGGAAACAAATTCAACGACATCGGCTCGGTGTCTTACATCAAGAGATAACTCCATATCTATACGTCTATAAAACTTGGAATATTGTACACACATAACAGAATGATTCTCTGAGAGACGTTGACACTGACTAAATTTTGAAAGAGAAGTCAGTATTCCACCCAATACATTCAAAAAAGCAAACATATATTGTATTATCAATATCTTTGATCTTGTAGTTTGATCAACATTCTCATTTCCACTTGGATTTAAAACCGCAAACCCCCCAACACCTGTTATACTAGCTATAACGATACTTGGATAAGAAAGATAATCATGTTGCTTTTTATATTTAAGTCTTGCATGATTGTGAAGCCATCTATATCCAGCTGCCTTTTCTCCCCATCTTTTTAGAAGGGATTCTTGTTTAGAACACCATTGATGTTTTTCGTATGGTAATTCTTCCATATACTATAAAAATATTTTAAGCACAATACTGACATTTATTGGTGTTGGTATCCCGTCTCGCAATATATAAATCACCCGCTGTAAAATTTAAACTTATCCACTGGCCTGAACGCATGCGATTTATTTTAACTTCTTTACCTGTAGAACTTCTATATTCATTATAGGAGTAATCAACAAAGGTATAAGTTTCATCGTCTATGAAAAACTTTTTACCATCACTTGAATGTAATATTCTCATCGATGGTACATCAATAATACCACCATATTGTTCTGTAAATATATCTTCTATATTTAATGAAGTAACTTGTGGTTTTGTGGCGGGATTTGCCCATTTTCTAACATTAATATACATTGTATCACCGGATCCACAACACCTATAACACAACTGCGCTCCCTCACATTTTTCAAATTTAGACAGTGTACAAGAAACTCCTTCACTCCAATCAATATCATCATACGTTAAATAGTCCACCTCACGAAATTTATATGAATTCTCACCGCATGCATCCGAACACGTAGACCATTCACTATATTTACAGCGACAATCAATTTCTTCGTATTCCAGATTACCCTGACTTACACACCTCGAACGTTTCATTTTATGTGTACTTTTATCACACTCCCCCCACGCCGTCCACTCTGATGCGGCATAACATATATTTCCGAGTCTATTATCATTATTTAGTTCTGGAGCTGGAGCTGGAGCTGGAGCTGGAGCTGGACCCGGGGATGTAGAATATGATACAATTATATATTCTTTATAATCATTCTCAATTCTATTAATAGATTCTTCGAACTCTTCTCCAAGTGTTACAACTCTCTCTGAAATATCATTATACCCCTCACCGTTGTTTAACTCAATCATTTCAATTAATTGACTTTCATATTCATTGAGTTTGGTATTATATTCGTCCGTTACTTTTTTTATTTCTGCATCAAATTGTTCTTGTTTTTCACCGTATTTTTGATACTCTTGTGCTTTATCAATGATCCAGTCTCTAAGTGTACTCGAGCCATATCCAAAACCATAGGGTAACTCAACGATGTCTTTCGTTTGATCTACTGGGGGATCTCCCCATATTTCTGGGAAATTAAACATTTTATTGGACATATTTTTTCCAACATATACGTTTTCTTTAAACAGAGTATCGTAGTTTGCAAATTTAAAACATTTTTTCGAGTCAAAGTCGGCTTTTAAAAAACTACCACCTGTACACGTATAAAACAATATTAACCCTATAAATATTAGCAATACAAGAATAGCTATAAAAAATGAAGTCGGTACACCAATAACCGACATTCTATTATGTACTGATATTATTTTGTTTGAAGGTTCATCCATGTCTTTTTATATGCATTAAATTGCTTTTTCGTTGGACCACGTGAAATTATATAATTAGTCGCAGCTACCCTGAATCGATTTGCAAGTCTTGGATTTATGCCATTGACATTTATTTGTTTTATTATAACTTTTCGTTCGAGTTCCTTTTCACGTTCTCCCTTCCACCTATTAATCATGCGACGTTTTATTAAATCGGCATTCTTTTTAAATACAATACCTGCTTTGTCCACATGTGAAAGTTTATTTATTTTAGATTTGATGTTTTTGACATCTTGATTCAAAGACGGCATCACATTTTTATATCGATTTATCCATCGTTTTCCATACAAATTTTGTATATCTTGTCTAATCGAGTTTTCATCCAATCGCCTGCGTTTTATTACAAGGCTTCTCTTTTCGTCTTTTTTCTTTTGAACAACATTTTTCCTAGAAGGTTTGGGTGGTGGTGGTGGTGTGGGTCTTGAATTTGCTAAAATCTTCATGTTTTTTATCTTTTCTATTTTTTTACATAAACTTTGTTTTGTATCCTTTTCGTTAACAGTTATACCAAGAATCTTAGAAATCCTAATTAACTCTGTTTTACTATAGTTACCACACAAAGATCGACCTATCTTAAGCTTATTATTTTTACCGGATAGAGTTGTATTTTTTTCCTTATTTGTATTTCTAAAAACCACCGATTTTTTGTTCGTTATTGATTTAATTTTTTTACAAATGTCTTCTTTTTTAGTTGTATTTTTAATACCAACAACACCAATAGTCCTAGCTAGATGAAGTAGCTCATTTTTTGACATTCTTAGACACTTTTTCTCATCCACGTTTATTGCGTTTTGTTGTTTATGTGTTAATGGTTTTATTTTTTTTGTGTGTGTAGGAATAGATGTTTTTATTTTTTTCTTTTTCTGGACTATATTACTATTTGGTATTTCATTTGTTATTATTATTTCATTCTTTGTATTTAAAAATCTAACAAGTTCCATACCATCATTATACGCTTTGATCATATCTTGAGGAAAGGTGGCCCCCGAAATCTGTATGTTACCAGTTTTAGCTAATATATACTTGTGTTTCTTGTATTGTATATACATAAAGGGGGATAATTCAGATTCATAATTTACAGATTCTACACCATACTTGTAAAATCTCTGTGAAAGGCCATAAAAATCTCTAAATACACCATTTATTCGAAATTGTCCACTTAAATTATTATATTCAAATGGATTGTATAAAAATGCTTCTTTATCAGAGTATGTATTCACCATGTATCTGCGAATTAAATCAGGTTGTTGTTCAATATTCGTACCGAGAAATCCCCCCGAAAATCGAACCTTGCCATTTTTATAGAAATTAACACTCGCACCCTTTGTTACATTTCCATCTGATACGGATATATTAAATTGTACAGAAAAATAGTCTTTACTTAAAGATCCCTTTGCTCCGTATTGTCTACTATGCACAAATCCAGTTTGAAATCTACCATAAATACCTTTTATTTCCAGAGTGTCTACAAATAAACCACCACCGATTGGTGTTCTTTCCTTTGGTTTCTTAGATAAAATGTTTTTGAGGTTAATTCGATTACCGGATGTAAAGTGTTTATTAACAGTGGCATTAAACATTCCTGGATTTAGCTTACTTATTACAAGATTTGTTGTAGACGGTGATGTAGTTAAAGACCCAACCAATGAAGGTGTAGAGTTTGTATTATCATTACTATTATATACAAATTGTGCAAATTCGCCATAATTATCATTACTCATAATACTTTTGTTTATGTTATTTGGAAATCTCTGATTTCTCAACATACTAGCTTCTATGTTTCTTGTAATGTTGTTAACTGATGAGGTTGTGGAAACACTTGATGGCTGTGATGACGGTGTGGTCTGAATTTCTACATTCGATTTTCTTAAGAACTCCTTAATGTTGGGGTTCATATTAATTAATAGTACTATTTTTTTTAGTAATCGTCTGTAAATCCAAAGTTTTCTTCAACAATGTCCAAACCAAATATGACAGGTTGTTTAGGGTATACACGATCCTTATAAGTGATGGACTCTTCCCTGACTTCAATATCTCTTGAACTAAATGGCCCTGCGTAGAAGTCTGGATTGAATTTGGGTCTTCCGAGATTATTTGACTGACAATGTTGATTGAACAATTGTACAAATAGCTTTTGGGGGACGCACAAATCTTCACCATATACAAGATTCGTAGATTCCATAAAATTATGTAATGTACTCGCAACCATGGCCACTTGTCTCTGAATCTTCTTGAAATATTCTGGCACAACATTCCAAACATCTTTGTTCTTATATTTTTGTGAATAATCCAAATAAGCTCGTACACACTTATACAAGATAGTTGGTATTTCTTCATTTAACTTTAGATCAAGTTGTGGATCTGCATCTTTCACCTGTTTTGTAAAATTCCACGGTAATACACGACGAAGTACAGAACCTGAATTATCTTTCCATCCCGGAACTTCATTGCCACCTAAAACACCTGGTGTCTTCCATTCGATAGATCGTGCCTTTTCATGCTTCACAGCAACACTTACATCTTCACCAGACACAATAGACTGAAATTCGGCTTGTTCCAGGGCTAAATCACCCTTCACTTCAGGTGCAATAAACATGAGAGAATCACAAATAGCGGAAAGACCAAACTTACGCTCTACATTATTACCAAGAGTCGACACATCTTCATTTTCATAAAACTTCTTGAAGATTTTTGTAATGATTGTAGACTTACCAGAACGAGCAATACCCTTGAAAAATGGAATGACCTGCCATCCATCCATATCACCCACTTCAAAGCACAAACGCCCACCCATCACATACGCCCATCTACAAACATCCTTTTCAAATTTCTGATAATCGAGGATAGATTGCATATGCGGTGTGGGAATGTCCCACCAATCCTCAACATGCGAATAGTCGTTGAATTGTTGATCAAAGTATTTACAACTCACAAGTGTTGGATCTAAACAACTAAATTGTTTACTTTCAAATGGATAAAAATGACAATCATAAATACCCTTTTCGGGGATCCATTCTTTTGCAATAAAAACCCCATTTTGGAAAGACCACATATGTCTATTTTTTTTAATCTCAGGGAAATCACTATCAACACAGTTTGAAAGGTGATTTATAACGTCACGGAATGCTGTACCTCTCGAAGTGAGATCTTTCCATACTTCAAAATTGACTTCCTTCTCTGCCAATTCATATACAAACTCTTGGATCGTGTGTGTAGGAAGCCAAGCTCTTGTATAATGACCACCGGAAACACGTTGAAGACAACACTTACCTTTGTATCTTCTCATATTCTTCTTTGATGTCTCGTCCAGAACTGCCACAATCGCTCGTTGATAAGGCGACATTTCACCCAGCTTTGCATCATCCATTGGTGTTGCATCAAAATATTCTGGATCTGCATCAAATTTTTCCGGGAGTTGGCGTGGGTGTAGAATTCGTTGTTGTGCATTCAAGTGTAAACGAATATTCTTAAAAGCTTCGTTGATTTGTTTAATCAACCTACATACTCTTTCACTTACCGATAAATCGTGATCCTCTGGTTGATATTCACCAAAATTAATAGACTTAATACGACTACCTAGACTTTTTATAAATTTAGTTTCCCGTTGTAACTTACCGTTTATTGTATTCATTTCTATGCGCCTGGGAAATCCATCTTCTTCTAATTCAGACGAGTCAAAAAATTGGTCATATCCAAGACGAACGATATCTCTGGGGTCACATTCATCCTTCGAAAGTGTCCATTTGTTTTCTAAAAGCGATAAGACACGCAATACCTGTTCTTGATCGAGTGTTTGAATCTGATTTTTTAGTTTTTCCATCTCAGATTCAATTACGTTAGGATCCTTATCTATGTAATGCGTGTCCATTTTGTGGTCTATAGTTATTATGCACTATTTTTCTAAGTTTGTTTTTTGCTGATAGCCGAGAGAACTTTAATAAGGATTTTATTTTGTACTTCGAGTTGGTGAGATATGTTTACCAGGGCAGAACAAACGGTATCACCGTCTGGGGTCGCCAAAACAGAACTGAGAAGTTCGTCAATTTGAAGCGGTTCTTCAAAAATTTCCGGAATATCAGAGTCATCATCATCAGACATATCATAATCAACACCTTCTTCTGTTTCTTCAATTTCATCAGAGTCAGATTCCGTAACATTGATTGGTTCCTCATCGATCTCACTATAAGTTTCGGTTTCGGTTTCTTCAGGGTGGGATGACATTTTAACCTAGACTGAGAAAAGACGGATAAAAATTTTTCGCACTAGTGCGATTTCAGCCAAAAAAAAAATGTTAGTATATAGTACAAAAACTCTCACAATGGCCGGTGGTCTCATGCAACTTGTCGCTTACGGCGCCCAGGACGTCTACTTGACGGGTAACCCCAAGGTTACTTTCTTCCAAGCTGTCTACAAGCGCCACACAAACTTCGCGATGGAAAACATCGAACAAACTGTTAACGGCACAGCCACGGATAATGGTCGTGTCTCGGTCACCGTTGCGCGCAATGGTGATTTGATCGGCGAAATGTACGTCGAAATGAAGTCCAAGGCGGGTCTCGCCACGTTGACTGGTGCCGCTCAAGATTGCAACTGGGTTGCTGAACGTGCCGTGAAGGATGTTGAACTCTCCATTGGTGGTCAACGCATTGACAAACACTACCAACGCTGGTGGCGTTTGTATTCCGAGTTGTACTTGGATGAAGCCAAGAAGGCTAACTATGCCAAAATGACGACGGCGTCTGGTGACACCGTGTTCTTGCCATTGGTCTTCTTCTTCAACCGCAACCCGGGTCTTTACTTGCCGCTCATCGCTTTGCAATACCACGAAGTCCGCCTCGACTTCGACCTCTCCAGTGAATTCACTCAATACA